AAGCGCCGTGGTAGCTTCGGTGTACGCATGGGATCGATGCAAGGTGCGGAGCGAAACGCTGATGGATCGCCCACAAGGTTGCTAAAATCACTACAAGCCTGGGGATTTAAATCTAAAGCTGATGCGCGTAAAAGAGGACGGTCTATTTTAGCTAGCCACAGAGCGTAAATTTGATTCGTATTTAGGCACACGGTGTGCCTAACGTGTGCCTGACAATACCGTTTTAGACCTTCGTTTATCTCCGTAAGAGCGTAAATAAACGTATATAAACAACGAATTTAGTACATAGTCGAAGACTATTTAACGGGTTCGAGCCCCGTCAACCGCGCCATTTACTTCCATAAAAAACAATAACTTAGCCTTTTTATAGGGGCTCTGTGTGCCTAGCGTGTGCCTAACAAAAACGCAAGGTGACGGGGCTTAATGCCCTAAAAGTCTGGTAATACCTCTCCAAAATTGCTATATGACAACGTATAGCGACAACTTTTTTGGAGAATTGAAATGTTAAATGTTCAAGTGAAATACAGTAAGGCAAGAGCAAAGGCTGGTCATTCTGCTTGGTGCGTTGATACACGTTATGTTTTAGAAGGTGGTACAAGAAAATTTTATGCGACTAAAGAAGAGGCAATACATGCCCTCGATGATTTGAACAAAGTTATTTCTCCAGAGGCTCGAAGCAAAGACACTTGGAAATGGACATTTTCTGAACTGCAAAATATTTACATTAATCGTGTTGAGCGCGAGTGGAAAAGCGGAGAAAAATCTAAAACATTTTACGTTGATAAAGAGCGTCACAGTCGCCAGTTTTTAGCACTTAAAATTGAGGGTGATGTGGTTGCAAATATGCTCGTCACAGATTTGACAATGGGCATGGTTCAGTACGATCTTATGGATCAATTAAAGGTTGCTGAAAATGGCAGTGCGCGATCTAGAAAATGTATCGAAAATATTCTTGGTTCTGTCTCTCACATGATGCGTTTTGCAATGGCTAATGGTTGCCGTGAAACTAACCCTATTGATGGCGTGGAACGCAAGGGTAAGGAACTCAAAAAAAATAGAAACAAAGCAGAGTTAATTTCTACACATGTCATCAAAGCAATCGAAGCGCAGATGTCATCTGAGTGGGCTATGGAAATGCGTTTTGCATACACAACTGGTTTGCGCCAAGGTGAACAGCGCGCATTAAGCTGGGGCTGCTTAGATCTAGAAAACTCTAAGGTAAGAGTTAGCCGTGCTGTTAAGCATCGTGACGGGATAGGGGATCCAAAGTCATACAGCGGAAAGCGTACTATCGATCTATCACGCGATGTAGTCCAGGCGCTTAAAGAATTGTACATCCGACAAGGTCGGCCAAACGATCCTGACGCTTTGGTGTTTGGTACAAGCAATGGCCATTTCAAAGCATCTTCAAAATATTTAGCAGCTATTCATAAAGCATGTGCAGCAGCTGATGTGCCTTTGATCCGTTGGCATGATTTACGTCACTATTATGCGTCAAAGATTTTGCAGCGTTATCCAAATGATTTATGGCGCGTTCGATCTTATATGGGTCACGCCACAATTCAAATTACCCAGGACACTTATGGTCACTGGCTAGAAGCTGAAGGTGAAGATACTGAAGCTGTCGATGCAATCACAGACATGTTTGCCTAGCGTCAGTAAGAACTAAGATCAGGGGGGCTTTGGCTCCTCTGCCCATCTATCCCAAAATGTTTATCCAATACATCACGCCGCACTAATCTTTTTTGCCCTGTCGTGATCGTAGCAATTTTTTGAGATTGTAATAAATGAATAGCGCGTCTTCTTGCGTTATCATCGTTTTCACCAAACAACATTTCAGCTGTTTCTTTCATCGTTAATAAAGCTTTTGTCATTACGCAAACCCCGAATAGTCTTCATTGTCTTTTGAAGTGGCCATTGGTGGTGTCGAGGTATCGACAGTAATCTTTTCACTGATGTGCGATGAGTTATTAAATTTGTTTGTGTACAGCGTAACACTTCCAGCTTTCGGAAAACTACGCACATCAGGTTTACCAAACTGATCAGTAGCATCTGTGCGCTCTTGCAATGTAACAGAGATCTGAAAATCTCCAGACTGAAACTGTCGAAACAACTCCTCGCATTGCTGCTTTTGTTCATCACTCATAAAATCATATTTGCCAGTCGTGTCATTCCACGGTGTCTTTGCATTTATCCAGGCGGTTATTCTGTATTCTTTATTACCGTCTAATCCATTCATAAATTTGTGTGCAGTCTTACTAAAGTGCGCCATTACCTTCTTATCCCATCATTTAATTGTTCCCATCGCGTTTTATGATACGCCATGATTTCTTGTGCTAGGTTGCCGCTGCCTTTTTGAATTGCCTCAAATTCTCGTACAAACTCTTCTGGTATTTTTTTAAGCTGCCAGGTTTGTTTTGCATCTTTTATTTTTTCTTTTATTCGTTCAGCTAGTATCTCTAAATCTCGTTCTGATGTTCCAGAAGAACCTTCATTGCGTTCTGCGCGCACAGCTTCTTCGTGTTCTTTTTCTGCATCAGCTTCGTTACCGTCATCATCAGCCTCTTCATCAGGCTCGATGCCAGCCAAGCCAAGCAATCCATATCGCTTTGCGTAAGTGGCCGCAGATCCTAATCCTTGCATACCTCTTTTGTCAGGCTCCATATAAAACTTACTGCTAAACAGGCCACCGCTTGTATGCTCAAAGGTTGTCTGGATGTAGTGACCTTGTTCATCTTTGCCAGCGGCTTGTATCAGCGCAAACCCATTTTTATTTAATGCTGGTTTGATTGCTTTGATGCATGACTTCAAACTTGCATATCTATTTCTAAAATGTGGGTTAGTCGCATCCTTATGCGGTGTTTTCATTTGTGACTGCGCTAATGCTAATGCAGCGATTGCTTCTTTGTTGTTCATGCTTCTAGCCCCCATGCTTTTCTAGCCTGGTTCAAATAGGCTGGCGGTTCTTTCCAATAAATCTGATTAAAGTCAGGATCACACAGACCAAATAGATCCTCTGTGTCGTGCGCTGCCTGGAGAATATTTTCTGTTGTTTTGTGATGCATTGCGATGTCTCGTATTACTTCTTCGAGAAACGCTGGTTTTAACTCTGGGGCGTTGTGTTCATTAAAAATCTTATAGTCGTATGCATTTGCATAAACCAAGAACGGCAATTGCCTACCGTTAAGAGCGTAAAACCCAGCCGCCTGGTACACATTGTTCATATCAAACATGCCGCTTAGTGAACTAGGCAGCGATGCCTTGCGCCATTTTGTTGTCGTCGGATCCTTTGAATTATGATGTGGCTTAGACCATTTTGTTTTTAGATCTCCACGCCGTCCGTAATCAGGCAATGTATTGTGGGGCAGGGCGTTGCCAGGCAGTGTGTCTTTGTAGTCTGTTTCACCAATGAGCCTGTTATCCATTTTCATGGCCTCTTGCAGCCCCAGAACTGCGTGTTCAGTTACTTTGGCAAGTTCATCTATATAATATTCTTTGCGCGCCGTGTCGCCTTCTCTGACAGTGGCATTGTAATCTTTGGCCTGATACTTACGCATATTGCCTTGTGCAACGTGTATGGCCTCGACAAGCGTTAGTGTGGTTCCAAACTCGTCAGGTATCAAATGGAGATCTGTTGCGTCTTGTACAGCGCGCCCAGCTGCCATGTTTGCACTACCTCTATTTTTAGTAAATGCATCTAGGATTGCACGGGCTTTTTCGTGATGACTTTCTTTTCTTGGATTATCCAACACTAGTTTCGCCCATTGTATTTTCGGACGTACCACAGCCTTTTCGAATATATTCTTGGCTCTGTCTTTCGAGCGCGGATTGCTGTGATGAAAATAGTTGTGACGCTTCGCCCAATCTGGCGCTGTAAATGACATTCGTAAATCCCCCGTACTATCGCGTTGTGCGATGAGTGGTCTTACGTTGCCATAGAGGACGTTTAACGTCTATAGTAATTTTAAATTAATTTTTATTAGGCAGTTTCTACAGTGTGTATGCCTAGTAGATCTGGGCGAAAAACGACACTTAAAATGGGCGTGGCCCATTCTAACTCTAAGTCTTTATATGTCTCACTCGTTTTACCGTTATGCACAGTGTACACGCCACCTGGCTGTGGATAAAGTACGCCAGCAAATAAATCTTGTGTTTGATTTTCATAACCTTTTAAATTTATTGGCATAGGCGTTTTGGTTTTAACAAATGATAAACGTTGATAACTGGTTGTGTCTATATACTTGTCCACAATTGGCGAGTACTTCACAAATTGTATTGAATTATCATATTCGTACCATTCGCCTTTATACTTTTCTTCGCAAGACCATAGAAAACATGCCCGGTCTTTAAGGTATTGACCAGCTGCAAAAACTTCGAATTTTTGTTCCCGATGAAGTTCTCTATGTATATGATTTTCTTGAATCAGGCATGTGCCAAGCACGGGAATCGGTTTGGAATGAAATAAGATTCGCTGAACTTCTACCCCTAAGATTTGGGCATATCGTTCAGCATCATTAATAGTCATTTGAATTTTGCCGTTTTTGTG